CACGGTTTTAATCAGCGTGCGTTAGCACTTCTAAGTCTTAAATGCACTGACTTGTGGGCTTAATTCTATCGCGGTTCGCGCAAAAGAACGCTGAACACTCCTAAGCAACAGGTGAAGAGTGTTCACACCATTTCAGGTGGAATTCGACAGAGGGACATCGACTACTTTATCTACCCAATGTAGATTATTTCGGCGATTGATTAGGCTTGTCGTTGCCTGAATCTTTTCCAACTAGAACCGAGTTGGGTACGCGAGCTCTCTTTTGCTCCTTGAAGTATTGAGCGATCTGTTGGCTATCAAGAGCCAAACCAAAATCGTCATCTTTGGGAACTGGGACAGGAGGCGCAGGCTCGGATGGTCGGGAACTGGCGGCTTGGGTTGGGGGACGGGGCTTAACCATAGATGGGAGTATAGCCGGGTAGAAATATTGCGTGCCGTCATTTCTGTAATAGACATAAGTGTTGGCAGGGCCACTGGATCCCGTGTATTGAGCTGTAATCACATTATCCAGATAGTAACCTTCCTCTTTTATGACGTTAGGAACATACGCAACATTTGCTGAGTAGGGGACCTCATTGAAATTGGACTGAACTAGAGTGGGACTGAGACCTAACGAAAGGGGTACAATGTCGTTTAGAGAGCGATGCTTAGGTTCAAGCAACATTTCTCCAAAACGCCACCCTCCACGAGTAAAAGCGAACAATGTCGCTTCTTCTGGAAGATAACGTAAATTTGTCATTGAATTCGAAACGGTCCAAATCCTGAACAATTCGGCAAAAGAATTCACTCTCCATCTAGGGCCATAGAACGGGAGGTCAGTGGAACGATTAGTTCCATTGGTCGTCACGAGCTTGGGGGCTTCGTCAGCATACACTATCTCTTCAGAGGATTGGAATGTGTAGCCCGAGAGCTTACGGGGTCCATAAAACTCTAGGTTATCGGAAGCACGCATCACAACGACGTTAATCTTTGTGGCAACATTGAATGAAGAAACCACATAGGACAGCAACTGAATATTGATCGATCCAGCCGCAGTACGGTCCGTAGAAGGTAACTCAGGAGTGGGGTTGCAAACTTTATAAGGAGTTAAACCTTGGTATAGAGCGAGAAGATCTACTTCTCTATCTCCATCAACTGTTAAAGTTATTCCAGGCTTATCTCCCATGTTCGCTACTTCACTTTCAAGAGGGTCGACTTCTGCAAGGTGAGAGATCAAAAAGGTCGCTTTACAACCTTGAGGTACATAAAACAAGATCTTGTACTTAATATCTCCTCGCCATAACGAAAATCGAGTAGAAAGATACCTAATTCGGTCGTTTTGAACTGTCCAGGACTCAATGGAGCTATCCGTTCTACCATATGCGGGATCATTGGGAATGGTTAGATACGAGATGCCAGGCTGGTCTCCAGTGGAGAAGGAGGATTGGAAAATCTGACAATAGTGATCAAGAAAATCTCTAAAGTCAGAATAATCCTTAACTCCTTCCACAGGGTTTGTAGGGGCAAAGGTACCTGTATCCAACGAGGAACCCATAAATGGGCCAGTAGTGTTCCAGGCATTGGGTCGGAACTGAACTTGTCGTACTGGCTGAGCGACATCCATCGGCTGTGAATGGCCTCCATCAAAAATAGAGTCCAAGACACTACCAATAGATTTAAGAACCTTAGGGGCTTTCTTCAAGGCTGTAAAGCCTATCTTAGCCATAGAAACAGCTTCAGCAATCAAGGACTGCCTCTCGTAGCCGCCAACCTTACGCATGCGTGGTTGGTCGAACTCATACTTATGGGTAGATGCGCCGGTAAAGACGACATTCTCCCAATGAGCTTCGACACAAATCAACATGTCGGGGGGGGTGACGGACTGACAAGAGGTTAGCGGGGACTGCACATAAAAGTGCAATTTACCCCAACCTCGGTCGAGAAGATCTCGCTTCATAGGCCAAGGATACACTCTGGGGATAACAAAGCGCATCCTTTTGTCTGATTGGGCTCGGACGATGACATAAGGGGTAGTAGTAATATTTCCCCAATGTTCTTCAACTGTGTTGTGATCAACACGGGAGGCGCAAATAACTGCACCAGTGCAATTGCGGTTTCCTTGAGTATAAACTTCCAACACAAGGTCACCACTAAAGAACCGGTAGGCAGAAGATAAACGGGCTCCAGGATTGTTGAAGGCACCATCCATTCCAGTATCAAACATAGGAGCAGCAACGTTGTCCATAGTGTAAACACTAGCAACATCCGCTGCTCTCCAGGGAACTTGAAGAATCATTCTGGTTCTTTCCATCGCTGTACGAGCTTCACTCTCCTTCAATTCATACGGAGAGGTCATGCCAATTGGATTAACTGGCTTAGGAACTTCTTGGGTCGTGGTAGCTGGGTCAGCTTGAACAGTGAGAGCATTGGTTTCACTCTCAACAAAATCCATAACAACTTTACTTGAATCGGCACACCAAATTGCCCAAATCATCTAGAGAGTGGCGTACTCTGTAGGTAGGGCAGCAACAGTGGTCCACCTTGTAATCGGCGGTCATTTTCGAGGTTAGACTTCCCAGGGCTTCGCTTGTGTTTGATCAACGCAAGCACTCAGCCGCAACGGCCAGCTTAACGTCCTGGCGGACGGGAAAGGACGAATCTACATCATAGACCACGTCCCGTATTGAACGGGTCGTATAGCCATGTTGAGGGCAACGTCCTCATAGGAATCAACTTTCAACAACAAGCCATGATGGCGCGCTTTCTCATAAAAAATGCGGGCCCACTTGTTGTAGATGTCTCTCCCATAGTGGTGGAAATCAATCAGAGCAGATTGAAAAGAAGCCAACATATGTTCTTTGGCACTTATAGTGGAGCGAGAATCTCTCCAGTACAAGGACTGCAAAATATCAGCCTCAGTTCTTTGAGCTCGAACAACTCCATCCACAAGAACAGGTCTCCGCTTAAGATACATAGGGTCGCTCTCAAATTGGTCAGTGAGAGGGATTTCTTTGTGAGCGGAGGTAACAAAGAAACCATGTCGTTTTGCAAAAGTAGCAAACGCAAGAGGGTGAGCAAGATGAGCAAGCTCTGAACAGGTGAAGGAATCTACAACGTCGTCTCCATGAGTAGAGATTTGGTAAACAGAATCCAACCAACTGGTCGTAACTTCCACACCAGAAGTCTTAGCAATTTCTATAATAAAAAGAATATTCACCAAGACATTTTGGCAGCAGTTGTTATACCAAGTAAGATACATGCCAGAGTTGTTCAGTACTTGATCTCCTCCTCTAACGTAAACGGTTCTGCCAACGATAAAAGGCTGGTAGGCAGCCTCAATGAGCTGAGAAACCGCAAAATCGGTGTTCCAAGTATACTCTCTTCCATTTACAGTGGCTTTAATTTCTTTGCCAAAGTAGGTGTGAAAGTAATCCTGGGTAGCCGAAATCGCTAAGCTTCTAAACTCTCGGTTGTGGTTCTTGTCAAAATACTTGTAATCACTGCACTTGACATTGGACTGGAATCTAGCCCACATAAAGGCCCAATCAGGTCCGTGAACATTAAGTCCGACGGAACTGATACCTTTAATGGGGTCAGATATCATAGCATCCAGCAGAGGGCTGAATAAGACGTGCTGCATAATATACCAGATAAAACTGGCTACGTAAAACAAACGCGTTTTCTTCACTTCAATATGTCCAAGGGGAAGGACTTCAACCTTAAGAGAGGCTACTGAGGGTATAAACGGAACTGATACACCCTTCTCCAAATTTGAACAAACTTCATGTAGAATCTCAGCTACATAAGGGAGATAGGTGTGGGTTTGGTAATCACCAAACTCTGGAACTCTTGCAAATAGGTCTCCTTTCTTAAAATGCTTGTGAACATAGTGAGGGAAACCGGGGGATGTAGTTTTAAGAACTCTTCCTTCTCGGAAAATCTTAACATCAGAAAACTCTGAATCTTTCGGCGGGGGCAACTTTGAACGTAAATAGTCGCGGGCCAAGTACTCATTGCTTCCTAATTTAGTTTCAACAGGAGTAACGGGAAAGTTCTCTAAGGCAACTTGCAAGGGGGTGGGAGGCTCGGAATTAACCAAACTAGGAGCTGTAACAACTGGGGTCCACTCTCCGTGTACTATGGAACGTACAATAGAGTTCTTCGCAGGCAGGGAGGCCTGCTCACAGTGCGAGACAGAATACAGAGGTATTAAACCTCCTTTTTCTTCCAGGCACTGATTCATGTAGGACTGGGGAAATGCGAGTTTCAGCAGCGCGACAACATCTTCGCGAACAAGAGGCTCAAAATTAAGAGTCTCAAATTCGGTCCAATATCCGACGTGCATGCCAAAAATCTTGTTGGTCTGATCGGCATTTCCTTTACTGCAGATATACAAACTTCCGCAGTCACCTCTCTTGGGACGTATAGACGACTTGGCTTCAAAAGAATAGCAGCCAAGAGCGGGCTTAACTTCCCAAATTTCATAAGGAACTATAACCCGAGTTTTAAATTCGAGTTTATCATCGCTTCGATCGAGGTGAAACCTAAGCGTGGGCATATGGGCAACGGTAAATTGCTTGGCTTCAACAAACTTATCAACTATAGATCGAACACCAGGAATGGCTTTCTTCTTAGTAGTGATACCAAGGAGACAGACATCTCTGTTAGCCAAAGGAGCAACTTCGAGATCGTCTTGCTCTAGGAGGTGACACTTTCCGCGAATCCAAACTTCAATAAGTGAGGGAAAAACTGTCTCGGAATCGCGGTCGGCATCAGCACCTAAAATATGTCTCGGAATGAGAATAGCGTGGTCATTGAGCAAAAGACCTTTGGTGGTGCGACGTGAAACATCCACTCCACCAAACATTCCTACACTTTCTACAACAGCAACTATGGTACAGTTATTGTTGGCAAAACTTACGGTAACTTCTTCGTTTTGCTGCTGAACGGGTGCTGTACGGTTGATAGTATCAGGGACTTTAACTCTTGGAACAAACTTGGCTCGCTTGGGGTCTTCTTTTCTAACGAATTTAGACTGACGAACAAACTTAGGCTTATACCAAGTAGAAACTACTCCGTAAAGTGCAGCGATAACTGCTGTAAGGGCTAGAACGCCAGTAACAGCTAGGAAAGCATTAGCATAGCGGATTCTTATCATCTCGAACCAGGATTTCTCCATAATCAAAACTTTAAACCCGTGCTGCCAATACTCAGTAGCATAGGTATCAAAGTCCTTCTGGGAAAGCTTGAAAGGAGTTATGTTCTCATCAAAAGCATGGGAATTACGACTCCAATTATAAATATTAAAAGGATCTTTATTGAAATCAAGCAACTCAGAAGGGTCATCACTGTGAACAACGGGGCACTGGGAGCAATATAACAGAAAAGCCACATTGTTGGTAGGGGGAACTTGGAAGGCTCCCAAAATTCCGCTGCATCTGATCTGTCCGACCATGTCGTTAGCATGGCAAGGCAAATAGTTACGAGCAAAATCTGCTGGGAAGTCGTAAAACAACGTGTAGGACATCTCATAGCGATCAGGGAAGTCCAAATTATCTTTAAACTCCTCTGGGCACATTGTAAGAGTCTTCTGCCAGCTGGCGTACTGCATAAACTGGGGCTGACTCTCATGAAGAGTATAGTACAGAGGCTTCTGAACGGGGCTTGGGTTCGGGTAGACTGGAATAAGATCATTCCAATCATGGCCCGGAGTGTTGGGACTGCCCCACTGACATATAACTCCATTTTGATGTTTCCACTCATCCCATGACATCTTTGCAAAAGCAAGAAGTCTGGGTAGAGTAACAAATGGTCGGGAGTTAGGATCAAGACTAGGCGTAGGGGGTGATGTAAACAGGTTTTTAAGGCCTGTAACATATTTCCTCCACACTTGTCCTGCATCGGGTTTGATACTAGGTTTGTTATACGCATAGTGAACACTTCGGAAGACTGGCAAACCATTATTGTAGTTAGATATGTCTTCAACAAGGTCATTGTATTCTAACTCTCGTGTTAAGCCAGCGAATTGGGCGCTCTCTTCTTCATCCTGATCTTCATCAGAACTTTGAGATGCTGCGCTCTCTCGTGGGGAATGGTCGGGGTCGTAGTTGGGAGGCTCATCCATATCATCGTGAAAATCACGAGGAATCTGGACTCTGCCTTGTCTGGAACTTCCAGTAGGAACTGGATCGTCATCATCTTCTTCTTCTCCAGAAAGATACTCAGTACGGGGAACAAAATTATCATCCATCCACCGAGTAACACTTTGGGGAACAGTGCCTGCGAAAGGCTCATAGTCAGGGGCGGGGCCTCTAACATAAACAACAGGCTGTCGAAGAGGAGGGAGAATAGGATCTTCTAAAGAAGTAGGAAGACGTCTTCTCTCCTCTTCACTCATATCAGGATCAACAGAGTGAACAGGAGAGGAAAATTCGGGCTCGGTTCCTTGGTCTTGGAGGTTAGGAACTTCTCCATCCTTTCCTGACTGTTTCTGATAACCTGTCTGAGGATACTCATAGTTGCGGGGAACCGATCCAACGGCTTTAACACTGGGATGGTCGAGATGCAAATTTTCACCTGCAAAGTGGGCATCAATTAGAGCCTGATCGGCAGGGTGGACAAAAACATCTGTAAGCTTAGTACTCTGGATTTCATGCAAAATTCCAATGTTGGAAGCATACTTCTCAATGATGGAACTGCACAATTCTTGTTCTGAGACATCCTTACGGACGACATAGAACTGGGTAGTGCTTTGTTTGGGCAAGTAGGCGAGGAGATCAAAAGAGACTCTCCATGAATTATCCGGCATAACCTTCTTGTAGGCATGGTAGACTGTGAAACGGCGGTAAAAAGCTACTGGGTCGGCAAGGTGGGTCTCCTTGCTTTCAAAATTTCCTATGGGTCTTAGGAGATTGGTAGTAGCCATAACTATAGGGGAAGTCGAAAAGACTGTACCCTTAGTAGCCACGGAAGACGTGTCTAGGGGACGGCACGATGTGTCAACAAAAGAGCACAAAGTCTTGATTTCTGAACTAAGTACTTCAGGCTCTCTGTTCATTCCAAAATCGTCAAGATAAGCCACGAGCTGGCCATAATACTGGTCTCCGGGGAATCGTACATCTCCGGACTTAATAGCAAAAACAAGTTCTTGCTCGCTCTTGTAGGGGATCTTAAAATGGTGGGCTATAGCTTCTGCAAGGCGCATTACAAAAACGCCTTTGCCAATACCGGGCTCTCCACAGAACAAAATGCCAACCGGCTCGGGCTTCATCCGTGTGGAAGTACGGTAGGCAACAGCTTCAGGGTAGAAACGTGCTAGGACAGCTGCACTTTCGGCAAAAGGGACAAGGTATCCAGGAAGGTTCTTTCCCATAGCCGAAACTTGAACTGATTGAGAACACTTGTGCTGTTCTATAACAGCAGTGGCTGAGGCATAGGTTCGCTTCTCAATAAAATCATTGATGGCTTTCTGATTGAGGGGGAGGGTCTTGCGGGCCAAATGAAACAGGCCGCGCTGTGAGGAGTCAAAAGGTTCTCCACGAATAAATATATATACATTCTCAATAGCGGACATGAGAAAAGTAGGAACCTTTTCCGCGGCGACAACTCCAGAGTTGGCAAGGGAAAGATAAGTGGCAGTCTCTCGTAGAGAGGGTAACCACTCACTTATTCCAAGAGAACGAAATGAAAAGTTCTTGATCTGGG